CTGCTTCTCGTAGCTTATTGCGTATGCATTTTCTAGTATTGCTGTTGTTTCTCGGTTTAGGTTTAGGGTTTTTATTATACTGATCACCTCCAAAATAAAGACACCTCTGTTGAGGTGTCTTTTATATTAAATATCATTTATAGCCTATTAATGTTTTATGTTCTCTGAAATATTCCTCCCCTTTCATTCTAGCATTTTTAGCTTCTGAGATTGTTTTATGCGTCCCTAAATTAACACTCAATTCGTTTCTTCTTATTTCTGCTTTATAACCGTATTTATATTTAGAAACACCAGTAACGCCCGTTTTATTATTTTTCATTATTCCTTTATTTTGATTCTGAATGTAATAATCAACCCACCTGCAATTATCGGGGCTATATGGTTTCTTGCTATCAATTCTATCTATTGTGAGTTTTTCTGCATATCCGTTATTCAAAGACCATTCGAGAAAAGATTCAAAATTATCTTTCCACTCACCAACAACATAAACGCCTTTTCCACCATACCGTTCGTAATTGTCAGCTTTCGGATTCGTGCATCTCTTGTTCATCAAATACCATGTACCATAAACCCTTTTATGCTTCATGACCAAACCGTCATGGGCATGGTTGTTACACCCACAACTAGTATCAGGTCGTCTGTTATGTTTTGGCGTGAGTCGAGAGTGACCTATAATTTTAGTGTTACCGCATGAACACAGGCAATTATAAGATTTTCTATACTTACTTATCTGATGCATATCAATTATAGTTAAATCACCAAATTTATCACCTACGGAAAATACTTCTTCGCTAACTTTCAGATCTCTATATTCACTCTTTAACATTAGATCGCCTCTTTTCATTTTATATACCAATTATATCACGGTATAAACTACTTCACAACGAAAAATAATGCGACACTGTATGTCTAAGTTTGTTCCAACTGTGTATTACACAGTGCCTATTGCATTATAAACAGCTTCCGCTAAATTCGTATGTCCAGCAGTAATGGGGTGGACTAAATCCGTATGATAAAGTGATGAGTCTTGGTCTGTAAATTCTCCGTCAAATGGGAGAGTGTCTAAAGCATCCCAAGCATTAATAAATCTAACCCCTTCACTTACACATAAATCCCTTTGAGCTATCGCCCAAGATTTTTGTGTTTCATAATCTGTATCGCCTCGCCTTGTTTGCACCCATCCGATAGGCTCTATCCCTAATTTTTTTGTTTCTCTTATTAATTGTTTATATTGGTATAAAAATTCATTTAGTATAGGCATACCATAACGATCATTCTCTTTTGCATTATGCACACCAAAAGCTAATATACAATATTCCATCCCTTTTATTCGTGATTCTAATTCTGATAAAGCCCATTTTGTAATACCGACATTTCCCCCGCCATCTTCATTGCGTGTCCAAACGGTTTTAGGATTATACAGACTCATATACTGATTAATGAAAGCATCTGAACCATCAGCGTTTAAGTCACCATAACCTGTACCTCGTCCAATACTATCACAGAATAAAAAACCTTTAGAACCGCTATCTAATCTGTTTGCATAAATATAATCGAATACCATTTCTTTTGGATAAGATCCGCTTAACGACTGTCCTTGAACAGTGAATCGATTAATTTGTGAGTTTTGCGCTTGAAAAGAAATGCCAATATTAACATAAGTTCCATTGTTAATATTTATATCAAACGCATATGTTGAAAAATCTAAAGTAACATTAACACCAATTGGAGTTGTGATAGATATATCTGTATCTAACCATGTCGAACCATCATAAATTTGATAGTTACCTCCATTAACAGTTTTAAAAGAGATAGCATTATTAGTCCCACCTCTAACTCCATTAGATAGATAAACAATCACATCTGCCGTAATATCAATTGGTTTTACCGCGAAATGAAATGTAGATTTAACGTTTATAGCGTCAAAGTCAAGGTAAACATCATCTCCATCTGTTTGATCGGTGGTAACAAGTACAGCGTGTTTACCTTGAAAAATGTTTTGGCCAGTAATTCTAATTGTACCTGTTCCCTCTGTCCACCCTATGGGCGTTACTCCTAACGCTTGCCCATCAAACCTTTCATCCACAAAGGGAGTTTTAAAACCGGTTGTTATATTTTCTATTGCTGTTTTTGCATTATCAAGTTCAATTTGCTCCGCTTTTTCAGCCAACTGTGACGTAACATCATCTAATTCAGCCAACTGTGACGTAACATCACTTTTTTCACCTTTTTCACCTTTTTCCCCTTTTTCACCTTGAATACCTTGAATCCCTTGATCGCCTTTTTCTCCTTTTTCGCCAACAACCCCTTTCAGGAAATCATGTATATTATCTTCCCACTTTTTATCATCGTGTATACTCATTAAAATACCCCCTAATATACCATCATAAATAATTTTTGCATTTCTTTATGAATTTGAACTTCTACACGTATCAAAGATTGACGGTATTCTTGAATCAATTTTGGGTACGATTGCGCCCCAACTTTTCCAAATGTGCGTTGTAAGTAATGTTCTGTTTCATTGATTGCGCTATTCAAGTTGTCTGTTTGGTCTGCATTGCTATTAACAGTTGTTGCTCCCTCGGAATTTGTGCTAGAATTTTCTTCTGAATTACTATCAGAATGTGCTTCACCTTGTGAATTGCTTTTATTATTTTCTTTGTTTTCATCTATCGTACTGGCATATTCAATAACACCTGCACCCTCTTGTGTTTGCAATTGCAATCTGGAATCGGGGTTATCGCTACCAACTTTACGGGCAAAATCATCTTCGGTTACTTCCCCGTTTGATGTAGAATCTTGGTTACCTATTGAAGTATTATTACCATCTGTGTTAGATGTGCTATTACCATCTGTGTTAGAGGCTTGGTTAATATTACGCATATCTTCTTGGTCTTTATCATTCATTTTTTCATGCGCGGTTAGCATCTGGCTATTTGTTAATGGGTCATACTTCAATTTTTCACTTTCAAACATGGCATTATAGTAGGGCATATTAATATTTAACCATGTTTCCAGTTGTAATTTGAAAAGTCCTTCGGTCTCAAACCCAATTTCACGAATATAAAAATTACGTATTACATTGGTTTCAAATATCTTTTTAAAATCATAATCAAAAATGGGATAGGGAAAATCGAATAAATAGGGTCTCCCTTTTTCGATCTTTTCCCGTGTATTTAACCCTTTGTCATATTGCGAAAACATTTCAATATACTCTTTTAATTGCATGGTGTAAGTAGCCATTACTTTTCACCTTCAATCTTTTTTGTTTCACGTGGAACATTCCCCGTTTGTGTTTCTTCCTGAATATTGTTTTCCAGTTCGTCCATAATTTCTGTACGAAAACGAACATTAATATCTAAACCATATAATTCATTAATCCTTTTACAGGCTTCTTCTCGCGACTTTAAAAAGATATTTCCACTGGCTGTTATCTGATCGTTGTTACCTTCAACTTCACTTGTTATCATACGTTCTTTTTTTTCTTGATTGGTGTTTTTAATCCCTAGAAAAGTCATAATTTCATTCCATACGGCATTTTTTTGTGTATTCAACTTATCAACAACATAAGGGGCATCTGTTTTGAATACATTTATTGTGTTTGGGTCAACATCTTCATGCGTGATAATAACAGGGGCATTTCCCTCATATTGATTATAGATGTTTTGAATACTAAACTTTGTATTATCATTAGCCGTTAATAAAACGGGTGTTTTTTGTGCGTTTTGATTAACATGGATAATTTCTTTTAATTCCGCTAAATCTCGGGCAAACATTTCCAAACTTGGCAATGTAGAAAAATGATAATCATTATTCCAAATCACTACCCCCATATCATCTGTTTTCAAGTCACTATAATTATATAGCGGGAATGTATTTTGATAAGTTGGTGTACTGGCATGAAAATGGCTTGGTAGCAGGTAATGATCAACCGTTCCTGATACCGCCCCTTGTGTAGCCACATAGCTTATCTTGGGGTCTTTAAAAAACCCAACAAATCCAAACATATGCAAACTCATTTCTAAATATCGGGGGTCGATTGTATCTGGTAAATTCTCCCATTCAAAAAGTTGGTAGGCAATTGAAGCTAAATACTGATAGTAATGTGTATACCATCTATTACCCCGTTCATTTTGGATTTGATTGGCATTTTTATATCCCTTTTTCCTGCCACCTCGTTGTTGGTTTAGCATAGAATTTGTATACATTATCTCGCCCCATTATCTAAGTTGTAATTTCCGATATCATCGGTATGCCATAAAGTTATTCCATTGTCAAATAAATTTTTCAAATCTTGTAAATCTTCATTATTAAAATTCCCCGTTATAATGCATGAAGCAGTTTGCACATAATTCCAGCTTTTCCTTGACGCAAAGTAGGGTACTTTAACTTGGTTGGTCTTGTAACCAAACATATTAAAAAAGTCAGTTAATAATTGTTGGTACTCGGGTTTTATTTGTTTTTTAATAACAAAAACACCGCTTTGTCTATTACCAAAATCATACGAATTATTAGAACCCATTTTCTGTAATTGTGGTGGGGTATTTCCTATATCTGCTAGTTTTGCTTCAATTCCTTGAATTTGTAAAGCCGTGCTACCTAATCCTGAAACAGCCCCTGTTATGGAACTTGCCGCACCCGTTGCATTGCCTGTACTAGCACTTGCAGCACCACCAATTCCAGAACTTATCATGTTTGTAAATCCGTTCCACATAATAGAATTTTTTTGATTCTCTAAACTATTACGGTTTCCTTGTAAAAATGCGCTTAAATAATCGTTTATGATCGGTACATCATTAGGTGCTACGCTTAACAAGCCAAATTCATCTGCTACCTGCTCCCGTTCGAATCCCCATGTAATATTGTAATTATTAATCACATAAGCGTTTTTATTTGATAAACCCAAACTACCTTTTACGGTTAAATCCATTGAAGAACCATCTATATATTCATTTTTAATAATAGCACGGTTACCCCTAAAATCATCTAACACCGTGAAAGCGTATGGGTACATTAATAGTTTGCTTTCTTTTACCTCATCAAAATTATTGTACTTATCCGCATCAATCCGTATATTTTTTGACTCAAATT